TAATCTCAAAGCATAGGCTCCCACAACAGGATTGGGCGGAAATGACACCCCGGGGGTCACAGGCAAGCCATTGGGCGCAATGCCATCACCAGTGAGATAGCCCACGGTGTAGCCATCTGATTTGGGGGTAACGCTCATGCCTCCTTGTGAGCCATCCACAGTCACAGTTTCGTCAGCACTCAAACTGTCCGGATTGGCAGGTTCACCATTTTGAGTGGGCAGGATATAGAACTTGTCAACTTCATAGCCACTCAGAGGAACTTCAGCATCGGCCTGTATCAATATGGCATCATTGATTTCATAGTCTTTCTGACGTGTGCCTTGTATATCGCTGATGGTAGCAGGATCGTACAGCGCCCAAAAATTGGTATTGGTGATGACTGTATCTGCTGGCACGTTGGTAATGGCTCGATAGTAAGTGTCACCGTAGTTGACAATGGTGTTGGTAGGGTAGAAGTTGCCTGAATCCCAGATGTTTTCGGCCACAAAAGGCTTGTTGGTAATGGTGTTGAATTCTTGTTGGTCATTCATTGGCGTGCATTTCACACGCCACAAGTGAGGCAACCAAGTTTGACTGAATCCTTCACTTGCAAAGTCAGCATCCTGGATCACATAGTATCTAGGCAAGGCTCTGGGAATGGACTTGTTCAAAGGGTGATAATCTGTCAAGTTGGGTATTTCTATCACGTCACCATTCATGAGTTTGCGGCCAAACGTGTCAATCATGGTGTTGTAGTGAAACGTCATGAATATGGTGTCGTTGTTGAGAAACAAGCCAAATTGTGTTAGGTCAAAGTCCACGTCTTGCGTGTTGTACACCCCGCGCATGACATACACATCAGGATCGTATATTCTATCACGGTTTTCCAGCAACAACAGGTCTTGAATGTTCAACACATCTACATCTGCGTATGTGGGTTGAGTGGCATCAAAATTGCCTGACAAGGCTGAATCTGCTCCACCGGCTTCTGGTCCCATGTAGCGATGGATGTAGATGTCAAGGCCACCAACAGTGTACATTTCACGTATGGTGCGGTCCAGGAATTGGTAATCTCTGGTGCGATTGGGTCTGTATAAACTTAGGCGGGGCATCCTATATTTATAGTACTTTGAGTTTACCTTTGAGCGGGTTGACCAATAATTCCCAAAATGCTATAATACGGACTTAACAACACAAAGGAGCCAACAATGTTTACCGATTTGCATAGCGAGATGATCAACAGTGTAGCACCAAATTACAGTATCAATTATGAAGCAGAGGCTCTTGCCAGTTTTGACGCAACTGGTGATGACTTAATGGAAGCACTTGAGACTCGTGCTACGGACTTTATTGCAGAGACTACAGGGGCAGATGTGCGAGAGGACTTGGGCGGTATCACAGTTTTTTTCCGTGGTAGTACTTTGGTTGCATTTTATGATTACGAGCAATTTAAAGGACATGTGTTTTAACCCTGAGCCCGAAAGGGCTTTTGGGGTTGACCAATAAATCCAATTCTGCTATAATTACGTATAAATTCACCAGGAGCCCAAATGAACGCAACACGAGCCGCTGTCAAGCCAATGAACCCTCGCAGTCCTGATACCAAATACACAGGACTGGAACCCACATGGCGTGTGCAACCCACAGATGATCGCACCAGCCAACTCAGTGCTGCCTTTTCCTGGTACAACTACTTTTATGGCAAAAAAGATGCACGTGAAATGCTGGTGGCATACTTGGAACATCACGGACGCAAAGCAGATGTTCGTGCACTCAAAGGTGTGCCAGACTCAGCAATACGACTGACCACTGCATGGCTGTGCCGCATGAGCATGGTGGGACTGGACCTAACAGACACAGAACAAGTGCGACTGGAAGGCTATATTCAAGAAATCCTAAAAGCCCGTGAACCCGAAGTGGCAGTGGTAGAAGCCGCACCTGTGGTGGCCAAGCCCAACATTCAAGACCGTTTGCGTGAAAAGGTGAGTGAATGTGCGGGCGAACTAGACGGCATGTTTGATGAGTTTGTGATCAACGGTGCCAAAATGTCAGCAGACTACAAGCCCATCACTGTGATCCGTGGCATGAACGTGGCTCCGCAGATGATCTCGGACATTGCTAATATTTGGAAGCACAAACTGTCAGAGTTTGAAACTGCTATTGAAGGCAAAGATGCACAACTGGCAGAGGGTTACAGTAACTTTACTAAAATTCAAATGCGCAATATTGTGAAGTTTTGCGAGGCGGTGATCAATGACTGCGGTGCCTATGTACAGATCAAGAAAGTGGAACGCAAGCCACGCAAGGTCAAGTCAGTGCCACCTGAGAAACGTGCGGCCAAGTTCAAGGTCATGTTGGATTTCCCTGAACTCAAACTCAAAGGCCTGCCTGCCGCAAGTTTGGTGGACAAAGCAGAAGCCTGGTTGTATGACACCAAGAAGCGCAAGTTGATCCATCTTGTGGCTGACAGCCACACACAGGCATTCACTGTTAAGTCTAACTCAATAATTGGTTTTAGTACCATTGAGACCATGCAGAAAACTGTGCGCAAACCAGCAGATGTTGTGCGAGCAGTACAAGCCGCAGGCAAGCCGGCAGCACGTAAGATCTACAAAGATCTCTCCACAACTGAAACCCCGTTCAACGGACGCGGCACTGAGAACTTGGTCATACTCAAGGCCTGGTAAATAGGTGCATGCATAATATTACAGACGAGGATCCACAAGATCCTCGTGTGCTTGTTCCCAACATAGAATTTTATATCACCAATGTTTGCAATCTAACGTGTAAAAATTGCAACCGATTCAATGACCACGACTTTCGAGGATGGCAACGTTGGAGTGATTATGCCGCACAGTACCAAGAATGGTCCAGGCATGTGCGTTTGCAACGCATAACCATACTCGGCGGAGAGCCGTTGTTGAATCCCACAATCTGTGATTGGATAGATGGCATTAATTCCTTGTGGGGTAAATCAGTACAAGTGTTGACCAATGGCACTCGCCTAAATCATGTGCCAAATCTGTACGATCGAATGGTCAAGTTCAGTGATCCAAAACTGCCATGGGTGAAAAACTGGATAGGGGTCAGTCTCCACAACGAAAAAGATCGTGAACGTTGTTTTTCAGAAATTGAAAAATTTTTACAAGGCACTGTGACATACTATAATGCTACAGATCCAATCAACGTCAATCAAGCATATACATGGGGAGCCCAGCATGCGTTTGTTGACAGCAATGGTATGAGAGTTCATGTGTGGGAGTATGATAGTTTTTATCGTGCGGCAGTACAAAAAACACTTGACGGAAAATTTACCTTGTTCAACAATGACGCTGTTCAAGCACATCAAGCATGTGGGTTTGCTCAGTACAAATGTTATCATTTTATCCGGGCCAAATTGTACAAATGCGGCCCTGTGGCACTATTCCCAGAGTTTGATCAACAACACACTTTTGATATCTCTGAACAAGATCGACGATTACTCAACAGTTATTTGGCACTGTCAGCAAATGACTTTGACACTCGTGGCCAAGAATTTTTATCACACATTGATGATGTTATTCCACAGTGTAAATTTTGTCCAACATCTGCTGACCAACAAAACGAAAAAATTTATGCTGTCAACAAAAAAGTTGGATCCACTGGACAGTTTGTATGAGCAAAATTTTATTAACGTTGGGCGACAGTTGGCCGGAAGGTGCTGAACTAGGCAATGGTCGACGCTACGGAGAAATTCTTCAGGACACCATGCAGTTTGATCAGTTTTACAACTACGGATCTGGTGGAGCCAGCAATGAGGACATGCTGTATCAATTGCAAAAGTATATTGAAATTCACAACAGCCAAGACTCAGTTACTGCAATTTTCTTTTTGACCAATCCTGCTAGAACTGCACATTTTCCTAGATTGCTAAGTTGGGACAATGCTGATACTCACAGCAAACAAATTTACACGCATTTTCACACTCGTGAACACGAAATCATGCGCAGTAGCATGGCTGTGAGCACTCTACAAAAATGGTGTAGAACATTCGATATTGACGATTTTTATTTTGCTGGGTGGGTGCGCTATGAACAATGGCTGCCCGGGATTGACTTAGATCGTGTCTGGGCTCAAGGCAAAGAAACGGCAGCAGACTGGTTTGGCGCCAGTGGTCACAATGGCGAACACTTGATCAATGTGCAAAACAATCAATACATTCGCCCCAATGTTGCTCATCCCAATCAACTGGGGCATGATCTTATTGCTGAAAAACTGCAGGCCTGGATACAATCTAAACAATAAATACAGGGACTTGGAGTCCCACATGCCAGAACAGCAACAACAATCACTGCCCACACTGAAGCAAAACTTGATCGAATATGTCAAACTTCAGTTAGGCGGTGATATCATTGACCTCGAATTAGACCCTGCCCACTACGAAGCGGCTTATCAAAAAACCATTGGAACTTACCGTCAACGAGCCAACAATGCCTACGAAGAAAGCTACAGTTTCATGCAGTTGGTTCAAGATGTCAACATCTACGAACTGCCACAAGAAGTGATCAGTGTGCGCCAGATTTTCCGTAGAACATTTGGCGACAGTTCGGGACCATTTGCGTCAAACTTTGATCCGTTTGCACAGGCCTCAATCAATGTGTACTTGATGAACTTCAACGTAGCCGGTGGCTTGGCCACTTACGACTTCTACAGTCAGTACATTGAACTGGCTGGACGCATGTTTGGTGCTTACATGAACTACACTTGGAATCCTGTCACAAAGAAACTGCAACTAATCCGTGACCCCAAAGGCTCGGGCGAAACTGTGTTGCTTTGGACCTACAACTTGAAACCCGAAATCAATTTGTTGAGTGATTACCAAATTAGTCAGTGGATTCGAGACTACATGGTGGCCAACTGCAAAATGATCATTGGTGAGGCACGTGAGAAATTTGGCACCATTGCTGGACCACAAGGTGGCGGTAGTTTGAACGGTGCAGCCATGAAGTCTGAAGCACAAACACAAATGGACGGCTTGATCGAACAA